ACCACCGATCCCAGAGGCCACGTTAAAAAAGTGTTGGACGCAATCGAGGCCACTATTGAGGGTAGAGCCTCAAAGGATCAAGAAAAATATGCAATCCAAGGTCGCGAGTTATGGCGCACACCAATTGCTGATTTGATTTTGCTGAGAGATAAATACCGCGCTGAATACGTGCGTGAAACTCGCAATGAACGCATCCGTAATGGTTTAGGCCATGGCGGCATTATTAAAACGAGGCTTTAATGAATTTTTTATCTATTTTTAGAAAACATAAAAAAGCCGTTGCCAAACGTGCGTTCTCCGGTGCAAAGATTGATCGTTTAACCTCATCATGGGCAACCACCTCGCAATCAATTAACAAAGATTTGCAGGCCGGTGGCAAAGTATTGCGCACTCGCGCTAGAGATTTAAGCCAAAACAACGATTACGCCCGCAAATATTTGCAGATGTGTGTGTCAAATGTGGTGGGTGCTAAGGGTATTTTGTTGCAAGTTAAATCTAAAACAGCCAAAGGCAAGCTCGATCAAAAATCTAATCGACGTGTTGAGCAGGCCTGGGCGCAGTGGTCAAAATCTATGCATTGTGCCTGGGATGGGCGTTTGTCATTTGTAGAGATGCAACGTCTGTTTATTGAAAGCGCGGCGCGTGATGGTGAGGTGCTTGTGCGCATGGTGCGCGATGAGTCAAAATTTGGTCTTAAACTCCAATTTTTGGATATTAATCGCCTTGATGAAAACCTCAATAAAAACCTAGGTGGCGGCGCACAAATAAGAATGGGTATTGAGTTTGATAACACTGGCAAGCCGGTGGCTTACCACTTACAAACCAACCTTGAAAATGCCGCTGCGGCTGGTGCAAGATATGAGCGCATTAATGCGGATAATATTATCCACGCCTTTATGGGTGAGCGCGCTGAGCAAATCCGTGGTGCAACTTGGATGGCATCGGCTATGTCAAGGCTTAATATGCTTGGTGCATACGAAGAAGCAGAACTCGTGGCGGCAAGAATTGGCGCATCGAAGATGGGTTTTTACACCTCAGAGGCCGGCGATTCATTTATGGGTGAGGGTGAAGATGATCAAGGCTATTTGATTGATTCAGCCGAACCAGGCCAATTTGCACAGCTACCGTCCGGCACCAATTTTACAACTTTTGATCCTACCCATCCAACAAGCGCATTTGAGTCATTCAATAAGGCAATTTTGCGTGGTATTGCCAGTGGTTTGGGTGTGGCTTATAACTCATTATCAAGTGATTTGGAGGGGGTTAGTTTTTCCTCAATCCGCTCTGGCACCATTGAAGAACGCGATCAATGGCGCGTCAAACAAAATTGGATGATTCAGCATTTTATGAATCGTGTTTATGACCAATGGCTAGGCATGCAATTGCTTAATGGCTCAATTGGCATGGGCATGACAGATTTTGACAAACTGTCAGAGATTCGTTGGCAGCCTAAATCATGGCAATGGGTTGATCCTCTTAAAGATATTAAGGCCTCAGTTGAGGCAATTAATGCCGGTATTAAAACGGCATCAGAAGTTGTTGCCGAGCAAGGCGGCGATATTGAGGATGTTTATGAGCAACTCGCTTATGAACAACAATTAGCCAAAGATAAAGGCTTAAATTTAAGTGTTAATAACGAGGTTACAGCTAATGAAACAAATCAAAACGGGTGATTTAACCCGCTATTTAAATTTTGATCGGAGTGCGATTGATGAAGAAGCACGTACGGTGAGTTTATCATTTTCGAGCGATGCACCAGTCGAACGATGGTTTGGGATGGAAGTGTTAGATCACTCGCCTAAATCAGTCGACTTGGGGCGTTTGAATGATGGCGCACCGCTTCTTATGGATCACAACACATCCGATCAGATAGGACGAGTGGAAAGCGCTTTGGTGGATGGAAAACGTGGCACGGCCGTTGTGCGTTTTTCTAAATCGGCGCGCGCTCAAGAGATATTTACAGATGTAGTGGATGGAATACGTCAAAACATTTCAGTGGGTTATCGCATTAATGAAATGGAAATTGACGAGTCACGATCAATGGATGGCGTGGAAACTTTTGTTGCCACCAATTGGCAGCCGTTTGAAGTGAGCGTGGTGAGTGTGCCTGCGGACAATTCAATCGGTGTTGCAAGATCTGCTGAGGGTGAAAATATTACCACCATTACCAATTTAAAAACTAAAAATAAGGAAGTTAAAATGACAACAGAAAACAACAACATCGACGCGGCACAAGTTGCACGCGACGCAGTAGCAGCAGATCGTACTCGCTCGCAAGAGATTGATGCAATCGTTGCAAAACACCCGGAACTTAAAGAGATCGGCAGCCAGTTTAAAAACAATGATCGCTCTATGGATGAATTTCGCGGTGTAGCATTAGACAAAATCACAAAGGGTCAGCCACAGCAAGCAGCGATTGAAGATACTAAAATCGGCATGACGGATAAGCAAACAGACGATTTCTCAATCGTTCGTGCGGTAAATGCGTTAGTAACGGGCAACTGGAACGATGCAGGTTTTGAGCGTGAAATGTCAGACGAGATGGCAAGCAAATTGGGCAAACGCGCTCAAGGCTTCTACATCCCAACAGACGTTTTAATGCGTGATTTGAATGTTACAACTACAACGGCCGGTGGTCATACAGTAGCAACAGATTTATTATCTGGCTCATTCATTGACATGCTTAGAAACAAGATGGCAACCGTTGGCTTAGGTGCTACTATGATGAACGACTTGGTTGGCAACATTGCAATCCCACGTCAAACTGGCGGCGCAACCTCTTACTGGGTAGCAGAATCAGGCGCGATCACAGAATCACAAGCAGCGTTTGATCAAGTATCAATGTCACCAAAGACAGTTGGCTCAATGTCAGATATCTCACGCAAGATGCTTTTGCAATCTTCTTTAGATGTAGAGTCTTTTGTTCGTAACGACTTAGCAACATCTTTGGCATTGGCTATCGATTCAGCAGCAATCAATGGCACTGGCTCATCTAACCAACCAACGGGCGTTTTAAATACGTCTGGCATTGGTTCAGTAGTTGGCGGCACAAATGGTGCAGCACCGGATTGGGCTGATATTGTTGATCTTGAGTCAGCGGTTTCAGTTGATAACGCAGACATGGGCGCACTAGGTTACTTAACTAATGCAGCGGTTCGCGGCAAGTTATTACAAACTGAAAAAGCATCTGGCACAGCGCAGTATGTTTGGTCAGATAGCAACACGCTACGTGGTTACGGCGCGGCTGTATCAAATCAAGTACCATCAAATGGCACTAAAGGAACGGGTTCAAACCTTTCTTCAATGTTGTTTGGTAACTGGAATGACTTGATCATCGGTACGTGGGGTGGCATTGACATCAACGTGGATACTTCAACGGGTTCAGCTTCTGGCACAGTTCGTGTTGTTGCACTACAAGATGTTGACATCGCGGTACGTCACGCTGAGTCGTTCGCAGCAATGACAGACATCATCACTTAATTTAAGTTTTGATTATTGAGAGTCGGTAATCCGGCTCTCTTTATAAAAAATTGCATTCATCTGAGTGTGATTCTTTATAAAAAGGGAATAAATTATGAAATTACAATTATTAACAGCAGTCGGTATTGATGGCGCATCATTTGCAAAAGGTGATGTGATTGAAGCTGATAAAACATTAGCCGCTAAATTAATCGGCATGAATAAAGCCATCGAAACAAAGGCTAAAAAAAAGGCGAAAAAATAAAAAATGTTTGCAGAAGATTTAAGCGAATTTTTGGATAGCACTGAGATGGCAGACAATGCCACCATCGGCGCATCTACTATCGCCGGAATTTTCGACAACCAATTTGTTGAGGTACATGGCATTGAGGGTGTGCGCCCGGTATTTGTTTGCGCTGAGGCTAATGTTGCAAGCATTGCACATGGCGATGCACTTACGATTAATGCCACTTCATACAAGGTGGCAGGCATTCAGCCGGATGGCACGGGTTTGACCTCACTTATTCTGGAGAAACAATGAGCCATGTAAGACAGCAAATTCGCGATCAGCTTAAAACCACTTTAACCGGTTTGGCAACAACGGGTGCAAATGTATTTGCCTCTCGTGTTTATGATCATGATGTTGTGCCATCGCTCAGCATTTACACGTTAAGCGAGGAAGTGGGTGAGGAATCCTCCAACAAACAACTTAGGTTGTTAAATATTGTGGTTGAGGCGCGAGCCAAAGCCGGCACTAATTTAGACAACGTGTTAGACACGATCGCCGCGGAAGTTGAAACAGCTATTTTTGCAAGTGGTGATACCACGCTAAATGGCAAATGTAAGGACATTGATTTTGAGGGTGCAGATATTGAACTCTCGGGCGATTCTGATCAACCGGTGGGATTAATGAATATGCGATTTGTTTGCTTGTATCGAGTGGATAAATCAGATGTAACAACTTTAATTAGTTAAAGGAGGCAATATGCCAAAAATGTATAAAGATGGATCTGAGGCAATCGTGGTACACGAGTCACAAATTCATAATGCGCAAGCACGAGGTTGGTCGATCGAAAAAACGACTAAGGAAAAAAAAATTAAATCTAAAGGAGTAAAGGCAAATGGGAATTCATAAAGGTAGTGAGGGCGTTGTAAAAGTTGGATCTGATACAGTCGCCGAAATTAAAAGTTATAGCATTGAAGAAAGTGCTGAAACAATTGAAACAACAACATTGGGCGATGCGGCGAAAACATTTACCGCCGGCACAACATCATTTAGTGGATCAATGGATGCAAATTGGGATGAAACCGATACCGCACAATTGGCCATGACAGCGGGTGCAGAAATAACGATCAGTATTTATCCAGAGGGAACTGCAACCGGTGCTAAATATAAAACCGGCACAGCGATTATTGATTCAATTTCAATTGAGGGATCGCAAGATGACATGGTGGCAACGTCATTCTCATTTACTGGATCTGGTGCATTAAGCGATACAACAGCATAATCGATGAATTACACTAACATCGCCAAAAGCCAATTTAAGGATCGCATCAGCGGTGATTTGTTGTCAATTGATGTGCCGGAATGGAAAGACGATAATGGCGAAACTGCCAAAAT